GGAGAAGAGGAGCCTATTGTTATTTACGCAGACGAACTGGAAGATAACGATGATATTCTGTTCGACAATAAAGACGAAATATTTACTATTCACGAATTATAATATGGATTATGCAGGAGTTAGCGAGACGTCAACAAATACAGTTGCACAAACATCGCAAAAACAAAAAGATTGGTTGAGTCTTACTCCAGAAATGGCAGAAGCGTTTAAGCTAATCGAAGAAACAAATGAGTGCTTGTATATTACAGGCAAAGCTGGAACTGGCAAAACCACATTCCTTAAATTCATAGTAAAACATACCAACAAACAATTGGCTGTCACAGCCCCAACTGGTATTGCAGCTATTAACGCTGGAGGCGTTACCTTACATAGTTTATTTGGCATTCCATTTGGCGTACAAGACCCTAACGCTCCTATGCGTGGCAACATGAAGCAGTCAAAGATTGAACTCTTTAAGCGTCTTGACACATTAATTATCGACGAAATAAGTATGGTACGCCCAGATGTGTTAGACTACATTGATAAGAAGTTAAAACTCTACCGCATGACCAACAGACCATTTGGCGGTGTACAAATCATCATGTTTGGAGACCTTTATCAATTGCCTCCAGTAGTCAAGTCAGACGAAAAGAATATACTATTACAAATGTATCGAGGTATTTATTTTTTCTATGCACACGTTTGGCTAAGTGAAGGCTTCCGAATGGTAGAACTAACAAATGTATTCAGACAACATGACGAGCGTTTTGTGGAGATTCTTAACAATATTCGTAGCTATAAACTGTTCAACAGAGACATAGAGGACTTAGATAAGGTGCGTGACCGTAGAGAAAGTCAAAACTATAGCAATAACCACGTACACATCTGCGCATTAAGACGAGACGTTGATAAGATTAACCAACAAATGCTCGGAACTGCAACCCACCTGTTTGTAGCTAAGGTTGAAGGCACTTTTGCACAAGGGTCAATGCCATGCGACCAGACACTATACCTCAGAATAGGCGCAAGAGTAATGATGTTAACTAATGACAGGGGAAGACAATATTACAATGGCTCTTTAGGCGTAGTTACAGGCATCTCAGATAATGATATAACCGTTCGCCTTGATACTGGTATCACTGTCGTAGTTGAGAAATTTGAATGGGTGTCCAAAGAATATGAGATGAAGAATGGCAAGGTGGTTGAAAAAGAAACAGGTAAATGCACCCAGTTCCCAATATCTTTAGCATGGGCAATCACTATTCATAAGAGCCAAGGTCTTACATTTGATAAGATAGTCGTTCATACCAAATACTCATTCAGTCCTGGAATGCTCTATGTAGCACTTTCACGCTGTACATCACTGGAAGGTATCATATCAGAAACCTTTATCGATAAAAAACTTATCATTCCAGATAATCAATTGATCGCCTTTGATAGGGCTTGTGCCGCACATAACGGTAAGTTTAATCGAGAAACTTATAGAAGTATGAATTTAAAATAATTAGCAGCTATGAAAAAGTACGCAGGAACCAAAATTGTTCAAGCCGAACCAATGATGCTTGGTGAGTATATAAATAACTGTATAGGCGACCACATATACAATCCGTACCTCACCAGTCCTGAACAACACTTATTGGACGAGTCGGGTTATCGTGTAGTTCATGAAGACGGTCAAACACTGTGGTCTTCAGCAAAAGTATTCGAGAAAGTTTATAAGCCCATTGAAACATTTATTGAGCGTCTTGAAATAGAATACAACGAACTCTATGATAAATTTAACAAATTACAGAACTTTATAAATAGTGATGCGTTTGAAAAGCTGGACAATGAGAACCGAAATTTGTTGAACTATCAAGAATGTATAATGGCTGAATACTACTCTATACTTTGTAAAAGACTCGAACTTGCAAAACAGAATACCCATGAAAGCAATTAAAATTAAACATATCAAAAGTACAAAGCCAGTCAGCGTAGTTGACTGCTTTGTAGATGGAGGATACAGAAAAGGTGCACACGGGTCTCTTCCTGACGTAGACCAAGACTTCCAGAGTGATAAGCGTCAAGAAGTCAAAGAGTATTACGAACGTCGCTACAATCATAATGGCAAGCAACGTGTATTCTCAGCAGGTACATTTACAACATTGAAAGTGAAAGCGGTTATCAAAGACGTTGCTCGTACAATGCGAATTGCACCATCACTTGTCAATTATCTCACAGCCATATTTGAGGATGATAAAATGGACTACACTGGAATATTTAAGCTCGCCTCAGAGAACAGGAAGGTAGCTAAGTTCATTCACGATTATCCAATGTTGTTTGAAAACATACGCACACTTATGTCACAGCCTCGTTCAAGTTCAATACACGCTTCTGCATTGCTTGTAACACCAGACTCGATGGATGGAGAGGATATGGAATGTTTCGACTATGTGCCTATCAAGAAAGTGGACGGCGTGCTTGTATCAGAAGATGATGGCTATAGCTTAGATGAGCTTGGATTGCTAAAGAACGACTGTCTTGCAACAAAAGAGTTATCAAAACTTCATGAAACAATTGACCTGGTGAACGCTAACTATGGAACAAGCGTTAATATGGAAGAAATTGTGCGTGGTAATATGGATGACCCAAAAGTATATGAGCTGTTGAAACAAGGGTTTACTCAAAACGTATTCCAGTTCTCTTCTACGGGTATGACAAAGTTCTTGGTAAGCATGAAACCAAACAATATTCATGACTTGATTGCAGCTAACGCATTATTCCGTCCAGCTACTCTTGATTCAGGCTCTACTGACACCTATGTGAATTGTAAAACTGGATATATTGCTCCAACCTACTTATGGGGAACCTACAATGCAATGAAAGACACTTTCGGTGTACTTTGCTACCAGGAACAACTTGCTCAGATTTCACGAGAGGTAGGTGGATTATCATTGGCAGAGGGGGTAAAACTCGTAAAGTTTATCTCTAAGAAGAAGCAGGATAAGATTGACGCCATGAAAGATAAGTTTATGAGCGGTGCCCAAGCCAACGGATGTCCTATTGAAGACGCAAAGAAGATATGGGAGATGTTTGAGGTTGCTGGAGGATATTGCTTCAACAAATCACACAGTACCGCTTATGCCGCAACCGCTTATGTAGGAGCATGGTTAAAAGCTAACTACCCTACTGCATTCTATACAGTCGCTCTCCAGTGGGCAGATGATAAGGAACTATTACCTATTATGTCAGAAATGAGCGCATGTAGTGTAGCTAAGGTGGTTTCTCCAGACATCAACAAGAGTGGTATGAGTTTCTATACAGACTACCAAACCAACTCTATATTCTGGTCACTATCAAAAATAAAAATGCTCGGTGTTAAAGCAGTAGATTGGATTATCAATGAGCGCAACAAGAACGGTGAATTTACTGGTGTGATTAACTTCATCGAGCGAGTATTCAAATACAAGTTAAAGAAGTATGAATACTGGGACGATCCAGATAACGAAGATGAAGCCACACGCTGTCCAGTCAATGCTCGCCATGTACTAAATCTTATATTAGCGGGTTGCTTCGATAACGTAGAACATGCAGGCTCTGTCATCGAACGTTATGCAATATTAGAAAAGGCAGCGGAAACATTAGGATTTGAAATCAAGCCTGAAGATTTTCCAGAAGAGATGATTGGCAAACATTATTTCTGGGCACAAAAGCAAATCAAAGTATCAGGTCTTGGTGCAATTGATTACAAACGTATCTATGACAACTCAGATATTAAACAAAGCATTCGTGGTCGTGCTACCTATAGAAACTTAGCAGACATCGTTAAGCCTGAGTTGGACGGAACCAAAGCTATTGTGTGTGCGACTATCATTGAGATTGATGAGAAGAAATTTACCAGCAAGAAAACTGGTGAACAAGAAGTTTTCTGTAAGCTCACACTCCAGCAAAACAATGATACAACAAACTTGATTATTTGGTCGAGTGAGTGGAAGAATGCAAGAGCACAAATTATCAATAATAAAAACAAAATCATCATTTGTATGGCTGGAGTACGCTACAGTGAGTTCTCTGGAAAGAACGAGCTTCAGCTAACACGTAATAATTTAATAGACGTATTATGAAACAAACGGTTATAGCAATTGTAGGTCCATCAGGAAGTGGAAAGACCACTCTCGCAGAACACTTAAAAGCGGTAGCGAATATTCCTACCATCGTTAGTTGGACTACAAGAGAGATGCGCAAGGGAGAAAAGAGTGGTCGAGAACACTGGTTTGCAAATTATACAGCAGTTCCCCCACATGAATTTATGATAGCTCATACTGTCTTTGGTGGAAATCACTACTGGGTGACTCATAAAGACATTGAAGACGCAGGACCTGTAGTTACATATGTGATTGACGAACGTGGATTGCTGATGCTACAAGAACACGCAGACAAATACAATGTCGTACCAATTCTCATCCAGCGAGACGAAGATAAATTGATTAAGTCGGTTGGCATTCACCGTGTAAAACGTGACCTTGAACGTACTCAACTTGACAATACAGCTTACAAATATATTATTACAAACAACAGCAAACTTACAGAGTTCTTAGAAAAAGGAATGGATGTAGTAGCACAAATCATACAAATTTATGACAACACCAACAACTGATAACACACCTATTGTAGCATTCACAATAGACTTTGAGACTGGAGGATTGAAATGTCAAACCTCAGCTTGTACCCAGATAGCAATTCACGCTACACGACTTGACACATTTGAAAAGATTGGTTCATACGTCAGCTATATCCAACCTTATGACCGCAAGGATATTAAAGGTGTTGGCAATACTAAAAAGGTATTGAAAAGTAAGTATGACATGGATGAAAAAACCCCTATGGATTACGAAGATAAGGCACTGGAGTATTCAGCTATTACAATGGATATGCTCTATGACCAAGGAAAGCCAATTGAAGTTGTAGGCAAGGAAGTATGTGAGTTTATTGCCAGCATGACACCGAAGTGTAGTAAAAACAAAAAGCCTTTCCTAATTGGACAAAACATTCCTTTTGATGAAGGATTTTTCTGCCAGCTTATGGAATACTCAGGCATGATAAATGAAGTAAAGAAACACCTTAGAGGTCATGAGGACTTTTACGGACACTGGCACCCACTCTACCTTGACACAATCACTATCGGACAACTTGCGCTATGCCACCAGCCTAATATGAACTCATACAAACTGGAGATTATGTGTGAGAGCTTGGGAGTTGAACTTGACGATGCTCACGATGCCGATGCCGACGTATCTGCTACAACCAATGTTGCAATGGTACTAACTAAACGTATGAGAAGTCTTGGTGGAGACGACGATGATAATACATTGGCGGTTTCTAAAGCAGAAAAAAGTAGAAAACATTTTAAGATTTAGAAATATGGAAGAACAAGAAAAAGACATCCAGTTAGATCCTGTTGAAGAACCCACAGTTGAGTTTAAGCTAAATAGTGATCGTAGCGTGTATAGAATAACCAATCAAGAACTGAATGAACCGCTTGTTGAGATTGTGGGATATGGCCTTCAAATTAACTTTAATATGCAGTATTTGAGGAGCGTTGAAGATATTGAAGCAGCGAAAGAAGGTATCGCCAAACTATTTGGTGAAATAATCATGGATAAGCTATTGGAATACCGCAAACAATCGACTTAATTTCCCTCTATTCGTTATAAACGGAAGGCACTACGTTTCGTGGTGCCTTTTTAAGATTATAGCGAATGAATAACAAAACCCTTACCAAAGAAGAACAGTACTATTGTGAGCTTTATGTTCACGGAGATGCGCCTTATACTGGTAATGCTTCTATATGTTACAAAGAAGCATTTGGTGAGCCTGATTGTAAAACTACGCACATGAAAGCAATGCGTATTATGCACGACCCCAGAATAAAGGCAAAAATTGAAGAGCTGGAAGTGCTATCCGCAGAGGACCATAGCTCTATGAAAAAGTTTCTTACTACAAATTTGAAACACATCGTAGAGGAATGTACAACCGCTGTCTATAGGGATAGAAGAGGAACATGTCTATCTCCAGCCCCATTGCGTAGTGTAGCTGTTGGTGCATCGAAAGCACTGATGGATTTGTATCCAGTTAAGGAAGCACAAAAACACGAACTAAGTATTGATGGCTCAGGTGAAGGCGGTATCACTTTCAATGTGATTGTTCCTGAACGAGCCAAAGAAACAAAACCAACAGATGATGAGTAATGATTGAAGTTATTGTTGCAATTGTAAGTGGTTTGTTAGCTGGCGGGCTTACACCTTTCCTTTTCTTTAAACAAGACCGCAACTCGAGGGAAATTGAAAACGAAGCTAAACAGTCTGAAGAATGGAAGAAGCTCTACCAAGAAACCAAAGAAGAATTGAAAGAACGTGATGAAAAGATAGATGCACTTTATGCACAAATTCACAGTCAGCGTGACAACGAAGCTGCCATGGCTAAACACATCACGGAGATTGAAGTTGAGAATAGTAAATGTAAGATGTTGATGTGTGAGGTGCCTTCATGCCCTAAACGTCAACCACAAACTGGATATTAAATTATGAAAATCAGTACTAAAACAAGAATACAAATACTCCCTTCCAGAGAACTCGACAATATCGGGTTAAAACAACTTGCAGGCATTGTTGGAACCGTTGTGCAAGCAATGTACAGAAAAGATGGGAGCCTCTATGGCGCATGGGTTAAACTCCCAATGTTGTGGCAAGAAGAAAAAGAGTGGTTTATTCCAGAAGTTTCACTAAGCGTTGTTTAATTATGAAGTTAAGACTTAGACGAGTTGCATTGAATCCAGATTATACAATTGGTAAGCTGGAAGTATGGAAAAATGGAGCATGGGCATACCTATGCGATACAGTTGAAGACAAAGTAAGAGATCTTAACAAAAGTGGTAAGTTCGATAACGGTGAGAAAAAGATATGCGGTCAGACAGCTATACCTTACGGAACTTATGAAATTACCATGAATGTTGTTTCCCCCAAGTTCTCTGATTTCACCAAGTATCCATATGCACGCCAATACAGAGGCTACATGCCTCGCTTGCTTCATGTGAGTGAGTTCGATGGGGTTTTGGTGCATCCAGGGGCAACAGCGGCGAGTAGTGCGGGCTGTATTATTGTTGGTCGCAACACTGCTCCAGGACGTGTAACAGACTCTCAACAGTGTTGGCATAGTTTAATGCAAAACTACTTCATGCCAGCTAAGAAAACTGGTGAGAAGATAACAATTGAAGTTATATGAAAACCAAATGTATTTGGGTTATAGTAACGGTCACGGTGTTAGCCTTGACCTTTACTATTTATGCCCCCAGCTCACAATATGGTGGAGCTATTCAAGAGAATGATGACGGAGTAAAAGTCACACGTATTGATAGCATCGTATATGACACCATTAAATACGAAATGCCTGTCCCTCGTGATAGTGTAGTAGTACGATACGAGACAGTAAGACTCCCAGTAGTAAACAAACCAACCCACACAGAGATTATAGATACCTTAATACAGGTTGTTTCAGATAGTGTAGATGTTGCAATACCTATTACACAGAAAGAGTATAGTGATAGCACATATTATGCTCGTATAAGCGGTTATAGAGCTAATCTGGATGAAATACACATCTATCCTAAAACAGTGTATCGAACCACGATTATTAAAACAAAACCTAAGAAATTTGGTATAGGTGTTAATGCAGGATATGGATTTAGTAAGCATGGTACGACACCT